CATGTCTCTTTTACCAATAAACTGTGCAGGATTACATCTAAATGGTGGGTCAGGAGTTGGTAAGACTACGGCTATGAACACAGCTTTGTCTGTATGGGGTAATCACGCTGACTTGTTAATATTTGAGAAGGACACGCATAACTCTATGATGAACAGAGGAGAGCTATATCACAGTCTACCATTATATATGGACGAACTTACGAACGCTTCGGCTAGAGAATTGTCTGACCTTGTGTATCAGCTTACAAGCGGTAAACAAAGAAACAGAATGTCTCAAGGTGGAAACGTAGAACGAAAGCGGGGTAAGCCTTGGAAACTTATAGCAGTCACAAGTGCAAACCGTAGTTTGATAGAAAAGATAAGCACAGCCAAAGCCATGCCAAAAGCTGAAGCGCAGAGACTTATGGAGATACGTGTTCCAAATATGAAGTTTGGTTCAAAAGAAGAAACAGACAAGTTTAACTTACAGCTACAGCGTAACCACGGGCATGCAGGTAGGATATACATAAAATACATTATCAACCATTTGGAAGAGGTGCAGAAGCTTCTACAGAAGGTACAGGTCAGAGTGGATATTCAAGCAGGGTTAAAAGCAGAGAATAGATTTTGGTCTGCTCTGGTAGCGGCTAGTATGACAGGTGTTATACTGGCAAATCGGTTGGGGCTTGTGGATTATGATCCAAAGAAAGTGTTTAAGTGGGCGATAGATCGTTTGAAAGAGAGCAAGAACGAGGTATCAGACATGAGTGTATCTGTAGAAGAAACACTTAATGATTACATACACGAACATTGGAGCAACGTGTTATGGATAAAAAGCACTGATGACCTACGTAAGCAAGAAGATGGTGTTACTAATATTGTCATACCTGAAGCGTTACCAAGAGGTAAATTAGTTGCACGTTATGAAACTGATCTAAAACGTGCCTATCTGATACCAAAACCTTTGAAAGCATGGTGTGGACAACAGCAGATAGACTATACATCTTTCATGCAGGACCTTAAAACTAAACTGGGTGCAACAAACACCACCATGCGTCTAAGCAAAGGCACACACATGAACCTGCCTGTAACGAGAGTTATAGCTGTAGACTGCTCTATAGAGAATGAGAATAAGACAAGGCATATTGAAGTCTGATGATTTGAACCCAGATGGTGTGAGAATTATAGTAGATTGGGATAATATGGTAACAAGTTCTTCTGTATTTATCCTATGTATCAATACCCAGGCGGCTATACAACAAATAAAAAATATAGCAAAAACAAAAGGTTGGGACATAAAAACGCATGTGCGTGTAGAAGATAATAAATTAGGTGTTCGCATTTGGAGAATTTTGTGATAAATGTAGGGTGACAGGTTACACTTGTCACTCTCTTTCTCTTATGTGACCATCTTCGGGTGGTCACTCTTTTTACCCAAAAAATCTATAGTCTTTGTCGTACTCGCTCTCATTCATCAATAAGAGCATCCTATTTGCTGAAGATATGTTTATACCATTATTCATACGTATATCTTTAGATGTCTCTCTATGTCGTTTCATAGATCTCATTATGTCCTCACCTGTTATGGTAGATAGAGGGTGTCGTTTGTTGTGGGCTATCAACTCTTTATATGCTTCCTCGTACAATTCTAAATTACCTTGACGCATACTTACATAAAGTTTCTTTGTTAGTTGCGTCTTCTTTCGATTTATAGATGTGTCTATACCTTTTTTGATGTTGTTCTTTTCCATTTGCCGTGTGTACTCTACGGGAGGGAACCCTGCGAACTGACCAAGTAGGTCTCCGAAAGTAGGATCTCCGTATATGGCATCGCCTCTACGTGTAAGATAACCTTCTCTGGTTGTTCTACCAAACGGACCTGCTTTCCATGCGTTAGCCAATGCGGCAGGTAAAGCATTTTCTACGCCTCTTTCGAAGTTACCTTCTTTAAAGTCGTTGGTGGCTCGTAATAGTCTGTCAACTGTGCTTAACGCAGGACCTCCCAGATAGAACAGTAAGTTTTCCTCGAATGAAGCGTCTTTGTTATAACGATTTTCTTGTATCAACAACCCTGTGAGACGAGTTCTGGATGCGATATCCATACCTGTAATAAGGTTTACAGCCCCTTTGTACCATTCTTCTCCAACTGTTTTTCTTACAATGGTGTCTGCGTCGTCTTCTTCATCATCTAGAAACAAATCCCATATCATAGTTATAGCCCCATACAAAGGAAGACCTTGTATACCTGCAAAGAACAATGCACTTAAATGTATACCTGCCAACTGTTTCAAAGCTATTATCCTGTCAGGATCAGTTAGATCTTTGTCTCTTCTTATAAGCTCTCGCACAGACTGTATCATGGTTGTATACATACGTATCCCGTAACTTTTATACATCATAGCCACACGACCAATATTCTGCTGTGCTATACGTGGAGCCGTCTCCAACACCGTACCTCCGTTAGTTTCTTGTGTTTTACGAAGTGCCAGCTCTACAGCATCTTGTACTTGCTTGTCAGTGGCTGCATCGGCTAGCTTACTAAAAGAGTACTCACCCTCTTTGAACATAGTGTTATTTGGGTCTACAGACTTTCTGAGGGCTAACTCATAAGAAGCTAGAAGTGTTGCTTGACGGTTAGCACGTTCCGCAAAGTTAAACATGGCTGCAGAAAATCCTGCCACCTTATCTATCATGTTGTAGTCTCCTCGCGTATCTCGTCCTGTCTCTCCTAGTCCTAGGGCATCTAGTATCCAAGACCGCGTGAGCTGCCCTCTTTCATCTGCCTCTTTTATGAGAGGGGCAAACGCCTTCATTTTCAACTTCTCTCCTTCACGAAGTTGCCTGTTACCTATCTTATCTCTAACGGTGTACTCTCCGTCTTTGATGTCGTAGTAAGATGTTATATCAACTTTACCGTTACCAACAATCTTCGCAGCTTCCATTATCGTACCGTATGTCCTACCATACCCATACTCTGCACCGAAATAGGGGTACACAAATAAGGGTATCTGAGACAAGTTAACAAGTGCTGACGATATGTTAAAACCAATGGTGTAAAGAAACGCTGTCTGGTTTGCTGTTTTTGCTATCTTCTCTACCCCTTTATAGTCAGGACCTTGTCTTGCAAACTTAGATCTTTTTAGAAGATCATCACCTATCCTTTTCACACTTGGGTATCCTATACCTAAGTCTCTTAAGAAAGAGTTGTTTTGGTAAGCTTTTTCGTCTTTGGACTTTTTTATAACTGCACGTATGTCGTTCTCTATATTTCTAAGTTCTCTGCCTTTTTCTAACTGCACAACCTGACGAGCAAGACTAAAACCCTTATCTTTAAATGCTGCAAAAGAGTCAGGGTCAAAACCTACAACACCTTTTCTGGCGGTGAGTGATTTAGCAAATGATGTTTCTGGTAACGTGTTTATATACAGCTTTACAATCTCATCTTTTACAGCTTTCTTCTCTTCTGCGGGTAGTTTGCCTTCGTTTATAGCTGTAAGTATATCTCCTACAAACCCAGTCGGTGGTGAGTTAACAAAGTCAGAAGTGGCATCTTGTTGGCTGTATACACGTACAGAGTTCGCAACCACCGTATCATCCGCGTCTAGCTTTCGGGCAAGATTATCAGCAGCGGTTTGCGTTTTTGTTAGAAGTGTGACTCTTGGATCACCATCTTTTTCTGGTGTTTTAAGTTGATATGTTACTACGTAGTCTCCTTCACGTATGAGAGGAAAATATACGTCTAAATTTCTTGGGTTAAATATCTTGGCAAGTGGACCTTTCTTCATAGCGTCAACCTGCTTTTTATCCATCGAACGACTAAGTTCTGTTTCTATTGACTTCTTTAACTTACCATACTCTTTCTTATAGTAGTTAAGCATGTCTTTATACGCCTGTTTACCTGCAGGGCTTAACTTTCTCCATACTTTTTGATTTTCTTTCCATTTTTCTCGCAGATTGTTACCACTCTGATCTAAGATGTCGTTACCATCTTTATCAATATAATCTTTTTCTCTCTTCAACGGGTCTACTTGATATATGGTGGCTCCGTATTTTAAGCTGTATATCACGTCATCAAGCACAGCTTTATCTGAGTTAGGACTTGTCATATAAGGTTTTAGTTTTTGTACGACTTCGTCAAACTCCTGTCCTGCTCGTTCCAAACCACCTCTTTGTTTCTGCACAAGTATGTTTAGTTTATTGCCCAAACCATTAAACCCTGCTCTGTCTGCTATGGTAGTTGCCGTTAACAGGTCACTTACCCCCATAAACAAGTCTTTTGCAAAATTAGTTACCCCTCCTCTAGCTAGAGTTTCAACAGCACGGTCTATAAACGTGTCTTGTTCCTGATTGTTCATAAACTTTTTACGTTTCTGAGGACCGTTTAAGAAAGAATTAAAACTTTTTTTCATGTCTGATGGACTCATAAAGTACGTACCCGCATCACGATACTTTGGCGCAGGAGCTAGTAAACTGTCTATAATATCACTTGTTATAGAGAGGGCATCTATGTTTACCCTGGGTTGCTTGGTTAAACGTCTCCACAGATTGCCAAAGAAGTTTCTAATTCTTTGCATAGCTGTTATCTTTTCCCCTTGTATATTTATACGACTTAGTTCTTGTTGGAAAAGATGATTACTTAATATTTCAGATACAAACTCGTCTACATTCTTTGTGCCATATGCTGTGCCTAACCTGTCTTTTACTTGGTCAAATATAGTTTTTATCTGATTAGCAAACGCACTTGACGGGTTGGCTAGTTCTGCAGAAGCCAAGGCGTGTCCCATCTCGTGCAGTAACACGTGAGGTGTCATACCAGATTCTGCGTCTAATTTTATAGTGTTAGTTTTAGGGTCAAACAACCCTGCTGCTTTTCTTCTACCAACCTTTAAATTCTTTACGATAACAACTTCAGTTGTGCCTACTAAGTCAGCAAACTTGTTAGCAACTTGGGCTACTATTCTGTTATCAGTATCTAAGGCTAATACTTTTAAAGCTTCAAATAGTCTATTGTTAGCTAAATGATCTACAGCTATGGTAGATAATGAATATTCAAGGTCCATAACAGCCTTTATTGGCAGTAGAAGTTCCTCCCCTTTTCTAGCGTCTACCTCTTTTCTTATTAGCATGCCGTTCTCACGAGCATATTTCATGGCTATAGCTACAGCTTCTTCAGATGTTAACGCTGTTTTCTTTTTTCTTTGTTTTAAAAAACGTTCCTCTTTCTTACGTTCAACAGCTTTAGCCCCAAACTTCTCCAACTCTTTTCTTTTCTTAATTGTTTCTGCTTCTGCTGACCCTCTACCTGTACCCACGTATTCTGCTTTATATCTGAAGTAGTACAGGTCTTTTGCCACATCTTTTAGATCGTTTTTGGTGTAGGCTGGTTTTGTTAAGCTAGTGGTTGTTAACAAGTCAAGTGATGGTCTAGTATCAGAAAAAGTTGGTACAAGATTAAGTGTGTTTTCTAAATATTTTTTTGCTTCCTGAACCGACTTCTTCCAAGCCTTTTGTTTTTTTTCTTCAGTACCTATAGGGTCAACTCCAGGTGCGTAGCGGTCATACCTTTTCATGTCAAGATAGGACATGCCTAAAAGGTCAGCTAAATCTTTTCTTATTGTTTCTTTTTCTTTTTTATTAAACTGCCTTTGTTTGTCTGTAATAGGTATTATTCTATTTTGTTTTATGCTGTAAAAACCAAGGTCTCCTACTAGGTCTTCATCAAACCGCTTTCCTGTTGTGGGGTCCACCACTTGCTTCTTAAAAAGTTTTTCATCTTTTTTACTCTGTTCTCTGTCTTTCTCGGCTTCTTTTTCAACTTCTGCAGGTTTTGTTGTTCTAACTATGTTTTGTTGTGCTTTAGTACCTATGGGTTTGTCTTTACTGTAAAACTCTACTCTGTTGTTAAACCAAGCCTTTCCTTCTGGGGACAAGTTATTATCTACCCAAACCGCTACTCTTAACGCAGCTTCCTGCCCTGTATTATCTAAGAAATACGCATCCTTTGCTTTTGGGGTAGAAGGCCCAATCTTTTTTCTCATCCCCTTATAGTAAACTCCTCCAACATCTTGCTCTTTGCCGTACATAAATATTTTCTCCCCTGCTTCCTCTCTTTTCACTAACTTTTCTATGTAAGTGTCATAATCTCCGTCTACGGCACGATTAAATGGAGCTACATCAGGATTTATTATTGCTCTTGGTTTTGCTTTAAACTTTTTTATCTCTTTAGTTTTAGCTTTTTCTATGGCTTTCAATTTTTGTAAAGGTGTAGCATTGTCAGGTATTTCCGCTTCTCTTTCAGGAAACCGCATCTGATAAGCTGCTTCATCTAAAGCGTTTTCTATACTAGGGTCTTTACTAAGAGTTTGAGCTACAAGAAAATCCATATTAGGGTAATCTGCGTCTAGATCTTCTTTAGGATCTCCTTCAAACTTTCCTCTTTCTCGTGGAGGTTTTGACTCTATCAAAGCTATTATCTTGTTTTTATCTTGCAAGGGTAGATCATCCATATCTAACGAAGAAGTTCTTTTTGAAAGATTAAACTGTTCTAAATCTCTAGGTTTTTGCCCTGCCTCAAGGTAATATTTTGTTTCTAGATTCTTCTTGTATACAGACTCTGCTTTTTCATTTGCCTCTTTCGTCTCTTTAGGTTGAAACCCTCTTAAAAACTTAGGAGGTATCTTAACAACATCTTTACCTGCTTTTTCAGATAATTTATCTCTAGCATCTCCTATTGTCATACCGTCAGAAACAGGTATTTCATTACTTTTAAGTATTAACTCTGTTTCAGGGTCAATCTTTTCTGATAAGTTAGCATAGTATTGGTCAGGAGTTTGATCTACACGGTTCACTCTTTTTAAGAAAATTTCACCTGCTGGAGTTATATTTAGAAACTCTCTATCACCTCTACCAAGCCGATCTAGCCCTTCTTTTTCTCGTTCTTTTACCTTCTTTATAGCCTCGACTAACTCACCTCCGTACTCCTCATCTAGTGCAGCAGCAGCCTCATCTATATTAGCAGCTTCAATGTTTTTTGGCACTCCTGTAACATCTGGTCCCATTCTTGATCTAGGAAACCCTTTTTCTTGTAAAACGCTTTGTTGTTGTTGTATTTCTAAAGCGTCCATATCAGCATCAGGGTCTTGTATACCTGCTTTAAAGTCTTCTGTTAGTGTAGCGTCTTTCTTTCTTTTTCTTGTAATATCATCTGTAGCAAGTTTTCTAGCAGAATCCACTCTAGTGGTTCCAGTTTTCTTAGATTTGGAGGGATCAACACGTCTTCCTGTTTCTCGTTCGCCTCGTAAATCAGCTTCAGTGCCTTCTCCACTTCCGTCGTCGTCAGTCTTTGTAACATCTGCTTTAGCTCCTCTTCTAGGTGCAATCATTTCTACGATAGTTTGCACAAAACCACCAACACCTGCACCGTACCCAAAGGCTTCTCCAGACCCCTCAAATGTGCCTTGTTCTGGGTTGTATATACCACGTTCAATTAAATTTTGTCCTATCGCAGCTGCATATTCCTGCAGACCCTCAACACCTGCTTCCTGTAGTATACGTCCTCCCTTATCGTATATATCGTCAGCAGCAGTCTTACCCAAGCCACCTCTTAACTTGTTGAGTATTCTTGTAGGAGATATAAGCTCTGATAGCCCTACTCCTGCCCCCAGCACAGCGGCTTTTGTTCTTTCACCCTCTGTGGCTTCTGATTCTCTGGCTCGCTCACTGGCTTCACCTGCACCCGCTGTAACCGCTAGACCTGCCGCTGCAAGGGGGTTTATTGCGGCTGTGCCAAGAATGCCACCAAAAGATCCTAGGGCTTCTGCAAACTTACGTGGCACGGCTGATGCCCCATACCCTATATTTGCATCAGGAGCAAGATAGTCCTGTACTCCCTCCCCAACAGATTTTATGCCTCTACGCACAGGGTCTTCTAAAACTTCAGGCAAGATAGCCGCAGCACCTAACGCACCACTTTCTAATATACCTGCTATGCCACTACCAAGACCTTTTACTACCTCACCTGCTTGGTCAGCTATAGTTCCAGGTCTCTTTCTTTTAGCCTCGCGTATGGCAGCAAAAGCTCTTTGTGTGGGGCTTAGTGTATCTTCTTCTCTTTCAGGTTGTCCTGACGCAAGTATACCTATAAGATCGTCAATGGTTGCTCCCTCTGGGCCTTCTACCCTTATCGGAGTGCCGTCTTTTTTGTATATCTCGTAAGTAGGCATTGCCTCTCCTATACTATTTTAGGAGCTTTAGTTCTATCTATCCCCGTGGACTCTGAATATAGTCTGTTCTGTATGGCTTTTAGCTGCGCTATCAACCCTATATTATCTTCAGACTTAAATGACTGCGCTCGCTCTTCAATGGCAGCTCTTATAAGCTGTCTATGCGCCTCTAGTTCCTCTTGTAAAGACTCATCTTCAGCCGCTTCCATCTCTAATATTGAGTATTTCTGTCCTAGAGGTGTGTTCATAACCTCATCAGTAATCTCTTTTAGTTGTTTCTGGAGTTTCTCTGCTTGTGTTAACAACTTATTGTACGCAGCACTATCTTTGGTAACTGCAGCTATGGTTTGCTGCGCTTTAGCAGTTTGCTCTTGTATATCAAGCTGTCTGTCTTTCTGGTCGTTTAGTAGTAGTAATTGTGATCTACGTAGGTCTGTTCTAGCCATATTCTTAAAACCACCTGGGGCTGTAGCTATATTAACAAGCCGTTGAAACGCATCATTCTTCTCTTTTTCTGTTGCTCCCTTGTCAACAGTAGGAACTGTGGTTGTTTGTGGTGTAGTATCTTTATCTAAATCTAGCTTTTTATCTTCTTTTTTAGGCTCTTCCTTCTTTGGTTTTGGCTCTTCATCTTTCAACATCTGTGAACCAAGAAGACCTGCCACACCTAGGCTTCTAGCTGTCCTAGCTGGAGAGAACACTCTATCGGTAAATTTAGCTCCTGCTGGCAGGGGTCCTTGCATTTTTGGATCAAACTTTGGTTTACTATATAATGATCTAATACCTCTCTGTGCCATACCTGCTAGACCTTTTGCAGCGGGTGCGCCTAATTTTAACGCTCCTAATCCTGCTCTTACCAATCCACCTCCAGGGACAAGTATAAGACCTAGAGACGCAAGTTCTGCAGGTGACATACCTAAAACACTATACTCGTCACCAAATAGAAAATCTTTTACGCCTCCACCCTCTTGATACCCTACAACTCCACCTTGAGCCATAGGAACAGACATATTGGGTCTTTTCATGCCCCCTAGTCCTTTACTCATAACTTGTTGTAGGTTTTTATTTGCTGTTTTTTGCCTATTAGCCAACACCTGTGCCACAGCCATCGCTTTTTCTTGTTGACTGGGTAGTCCTAGCTCTTGCCGACTTTGTTCTACTAATTCATTTGCTTTTTGACTTTTTATAGTATTAGGGTCTTCTTCTTGCGCCAACATTAGCGCATTTTTAGAGTCATTTTTTCTTTTTATCGCATCTTGTACGGCTAGTAGCTCCACCAAATCAGGACTTACTCCCTTTTGTAGCGACTGCATACCTCTCATATTCATGCCTTGGAGCTGTTGTTCGGGTAACAGACTAAAAGCGTCCGCTTTCTTGTTCATAGTTCTATTTATGTCCATCAAGCTCATCAGACTTCTCCAAACGTTTTCTTGTAGTAATCAGTAAACGCATCTGTTAGAGACGCAAGATTACCTGCCCCAGCTGCAAAGGTGCTTAATGGTGAAGGTTGTGCATATGTATATGACTTGGTAGCTAGTGGTAGTCCTTGTAGTAACGACTGCATATATTGCACTTGCTTATATGGAAAGTCCCGCTCTTCTTCAAACTGAAGTCTGTCAGCTGTTATACCTTCAGCGTCTATATCTCGTTGCACTGCGCCTAGATTAGCCTGTCTAGCTAGAGCAGCTAACCCAAACTTATTTATGTCTTCTTGTACGCCTCTAGCTCTATCTTGTTCTACGTTAAACTGCCCCATAGCTCTGTCAAAAGCGTCTGTGTAGCCTTTTCCTGTGATAGCGGCTAAATTTTGTTGTAGATTTCTGTCTCTTTCTGCATCTATTATGGCTTGTCTACCGCCTCCAAAAGCTCCTGCTTTGGTTAAACGAGAAGCATCAGCAAGAGCAGATATTTCTGATTGTCTTCTTGCTTCAGCTAGTTGCGGTGCTAGGGCAGCTTCTAGAAATGGGTTCATGTACTGCGTGGCTATACCACCTGTAAAACTTTGGGGGGTAAACGTACCCATATCGCTTGTTGGTATGTTGATGCTACCAATACCCTCAAATGCTTTTGTTTGTAAGTCCGATGGACCTGCAGTAAGAGGACCCATATACGCCTGATAAGGCTCGCTAGCTATACCTGCGCCTCTACCTAACATTTCTGTTACGTATGGACCTACATAGGGTGACAAGTTAGACTCTACACCCGTAAAATTACCTACGTTTGGCTCAGTTAATTCAATACTTGATAGTCCAGCACTTGCCATAATATTCTCCTACGTTGGAAGAAAGTCTTCTGGATCAATTTCGGGGGCTTGTTTCTTAGTCCCTGTCCTTGCCATTCGCACTTCATCCATCATGTTTTCTAATGTTTTCGCGCCCGCATCAGAGTTACCATTACCTAAATGACTAACAACATCCGCAGGGATTACAAACTCACCATCACTTAACATAGCAGGTTGTTCCCCGTCTATCATAGCGGGTATTTCATCTGCCATACCATCTGTAGCTCCATCTAAATACATACCTTGTTTTTTAGCAGTAGCAATACCACCCTCTGCCATAAACGTTGTCGCTGTACGCTCTTGAGCAGGGTTAGCTAAATTAACAGACTGTAACCCTTTTGCTTCAGTTGCAGCGGCTGCCATCGCGGCTTCTTTATCTGCTTCAGGAACAAATTGCATATCTGTAAAATATCTTTGTCCTCCACTTCCAGGTCTTCTTGTGGGGTCAAATGTCCCAGGAACTTGTGATCGTATGCCTCTGTATCTGGGTATACTGCCCTGATAACCCGAAACGGGGGGTTCTCCCATAAAAAGTCCAGGGGCAATTAAAGAGCCTAACCCTCCTATACCCATAGCAGCGAGATTTATATAGTCCGAAGTAGAAGGGGTTGATTTTGTGCTTGTTTGAGACGGAAAAAATTGTTGCACAAAGTCTATGGGTTGTTGAACAAAATCAGGAACGCCAAACCTACTTGGTGTTGGGGCAGACGTGCCACCCGTTGAAGTAACAAAATCAGGCGTACCAAGGTTTGAATAGGGTGTACCTCCGCTAGAGGGGTTTTTAGGTACGCCAATACCACCGAGATTCTGCCACCAGCTAGCCATTATCCGATGTTCCTAAGTAGTTTGAGTAAGTTATCAGTGCTATCTCCACCTGTTCTGTTAACTGGACTAGGTTCTAAAAGTTCTTCCATATCTTCGTCAATACTTCTATTTATACTATCTTCGTATGGAGTACGCAACATTCTTCTTTGTTCGGGAGTCGCAAAAATATCTTCAAAATCGTAAAAATACTCTATATCTGCGGTCTCTGGAGGGTCTACCCGCACTTGTTGAAGACCCGCAAGTTGTGCTATCCCCTGAGTGGGACTTATGGGAACATTAAAAGGAGTAACATCTGTTGCCGTGTCTGTAGCGGTATCTATAGCGGTGTCTGTGGCTGTATCTGTGGCTGTGTCAACCAAATTTGCCACATCTGTGACCGCTGCTATATCGGCATCAGTGACAAAGTTTGTTGGTTTGTTTAATATGTCAGCTACAACTTCAGCTGCTATGTCAGGTGTGGGTTTAGCGTCTATCTGCCCTGTGCCTAACGTGTCCGTAGTAACTGTAGGGGTGGTAAATTTTTTTGTGGGAGTTGTAGGTTTTTTATCTATGTTATCAGCAACTTCTGCTACATCTACAGTATCTACTGCACCTGTGTTACCCCCAAATATATGACTGTCTATCTTTTTACCGCCAGACTTATGTTGGGATAGTATTTCGTTCCCCCAAGACGGATTAGCCACATCAGGGTTCCAATAGTGTGTGGCTCCTTCTGTAGGATCTTTAATCTTGCCATTTAATATGTCATTTACAAGTTTCTCAGCTCTTTTATATTCAGGACTACTCTTACTTTTTTTATGCAACAAATTACCACCTTGATCTAAGGGGTTAAATGTAGAAAACTGTTTGTCAGCATACACGACATCTTGTAAAGACTTACCAAAACCACCATCTTTATATCTGTTTAGTATAGTGTGCGCCACTGCTGCCTGCCCTGCATCAGACTCACCTGCGGCTTCGCCTATTATCGTGCGTATCCAAGCCTCTTTGTCTGCAGGAGATATATCTTTACTTATAGTATCAACTTGTGTTGTTTCTGCCACACTGGTTGGCGCGGTTGGAGTGCCTACAAACTCACCTTCAGGAGCTAATATCTCATTTTCTACGTAATTTCTGTCTTGTAGGCTTAACGTGCCTTTTTCATATTTTGATTTTAGTGCGTTGTTTATGCCGTCTAGGGTGTTAGCTACTGTAACAGCTCCTCCTTGCCCTGCTGCACCTAAAAGAAACGATGCTCCTGCCTCTGTTTTTGGATATATATCAAAATCTCTTAGAGCTTTTTCAGTTATTGCTGTTTGACCTGCCTCGGTAAGTCCACCAACCCCAGTCGCTGCGGTTATGTTTACGGGTATCCCTATTGCTTTTCGTTGTTTTGGAGTTAACTTGGTATATAAGTCACCAATAGTCTTTATGTTTAAGGTTCCAAGAGCTGCTTTTGCAGTTACCAAATCTCCAACAGCTTCTAAGCCACCTGCTGCTACAGTATATTTAAAAAATTGTTTCTTTAAAGCTTCTTTGGCATTTTCTGACTTCTCTTCAAAAGTATCCCCTTTTGCATCAGCTAACATGGTTTGCCACCCCACATTTTCTGCTAACGTCCCGTCATCAATTGCTTTTTGTATTTCTTGGTCTAATCTTCGTGATGAGTCCGCTTGTCCCTCCGCTACACCAAGAGAAAGAGTTATTGCAGGTCCTAACACGGGACCAGTCAGATAGAGAACTGCCATATCTGTAAATACATCACCAAACTCTTCAGAAGCATTTAAAAATGTGGCAAACTTGTCTGTGCCATAAGGTCTCCCTTTCATATCTAACGCTTTTTCACCTCCAGGGAGAGCTGTGGTAAATTCCATACCTTCAGCAGGTAAAGCATCACGTCTTCTTCTTAGTAAATCTCCACTAATTTTTTCTTTTTGGTCTTCACTTGCACCGTCTAACCAAGCAACCACTTTACCTGTTTTATCTCTAAGAAATCTAGTGGGATCTTTATCAAATAACTCTCTAAATTTATTTACAGTAGCGTCACCAATATTTGCAGTGCCTTCTACTTGCAAAGCAATCGCCTCTAAAGTTCCTGAAGACACACTATAACCGACTCCCGCCAAGTTTTTCTTTGCGTCATCTATTATTCTTTTACTAACTTGACTTACTTTAGGAGTTTCTTCTCCTAATATACCTGCTAATTGACTCTGATAATCTTCATCCGTTACTTCAGGTCCTATACCTGCTCCCACAGGTCCTTTAAATCTCTTTGGGTCATCTAATATTTCTTGTTCAGATAAAGAGCCAGTAGGAGCTACTCTTTTCTCATATTCAGCTATAAGTCTAGCTATGTCAGAAGACTTACCTAATTCTATCCCTGTGTTTCTTAACAACTCCTGTCTCATTTCATCTGACAATACCCCAGGGGATAACAAGTTTTGTGGCGAATAGGGTAAATCTTTCTCTGTGACGCTCGTGTCTCTAAACTTATCTAGTGTTTCTTTGCCAGGTAACACTGCTTCAGTTAAGAACTCTCCTGTATCCATAGGCAGTTCTTCTACGGGGTCTATGAAGTCTTTAACTTTTGTCTTTACAAGATCGCGTAGGTCAGCTGTGGCTGTGTTGCCCAGCTCTTGATTTATGGCATCGTAAACATTCTCGCCCTTTGCACCTGCAACCAACGCTGTAGAAACAAGTTTAGATACGTCTCCAAGAGCTTCAGGAGTTAGTTCGTCTCCTTTTTCTAACACAGGGTTAATAATTGTGTCTGATATGGCAGCTATAGATGCAGCTTTTACACCATCTTCACCCATAATCTCTGCCGATATACCTGTTTTTAGGGATTTATCTAATGATTTACCTAAATCAGTAGAAGTATCTATACCCAAAGAATCCACTATGGTGTTCGTTGTATTAGAAACTATTTTAGAGCCTTTTAATCCTGCATCGAAGACAGCAGCCCCTATATCACCACCGTTTGTTACTACATTCACACCTGTATCAGCCACAAAGTTAGCCACAGTAGACCCGACTGTGTCTGTTAAAGCTTCCGCAGCTACCTCTCCTACAGCGTCTGCTGCACCTGCGGCTACAGTAGATACAACAATAGTTTTTAGTACATCTTCAGGGTCAGCTCCTTCATCTATAGCGTCTGCACCGTTAATTATAGGTACAGCCCACGAGTTACCTGTTGCTACCGCTGCTACATTTACAACCGTTTTTACCTCATCACTACGTAATATGGCTTCACCCACGGGACGTAACACGTCAGCAGCAGCGTCAGCCACAGGACGTATGACATCCCCTGCAAAATCAGCTACCTCTTTTACAGCATTTACCATTACGCAGCCTCCATCAACGGCTCCTTGCCAAATTTTAAAAACATAGCATAGCCATCTGTATTCTCTAAATCTACAAATTCTAAGTTTGTATCTAACTTTTCTAGTCGTTTTTGTATTACCCGCAGTGCAGGTAACAGTCTTTCACTTCTGATCTGTGCGCTCATGTGTTGTATGCCCTTTTTTTGCAGATGCGCTCCGTATCTATACATGTTGTCTATTACGTTACGCCCTACATCCATATTATATATCCTAACGTACATGTTATTTTTTTCTTTATTATATACTCCTAAAAATATGGTGTTACCTATTTGCACAGTTTGCACGTTTTTACGTCCTATTTCTTCAAGCACTGTAGCCACAGCCTGCCGCATGGTAACATTCTCTGGTATTTGTCTTGAACTTTTAGCGTTATTTATAGCACCGAACAACACTTGGTTATAGCTTAGTTTCTGTTCTTTACTATCCACCAGCTTCATTACGTAATCTCCAGATAACTTGCTACCACGTGTAGTCTATTTGCTGTTGCCGCTGTTACCTTTAGTATCTCTGATGCTTGCACAATAAGAGGGGCTGTTAGAAGCTCTACTGTGCCATTTGCACCTACAGCTTTTACTTTATATAGGCTAAATACGTCTGACCCACTTGTTATGGTCAATGTTATTGTATCTCCACTGCCTGAGTCATCAGATACCAAGATAGATTTCATGATAGCTGTGGTGCTTGCAGGACATGTATATAACGTGGTTATACTGGTGCTTGTGAGGTCTACTTTAGAGTTTTTATAGTTATTTGCCATTAGCTAATAAACCACGCCTGTGCATCTGATTGTTCTTTCAACGTATTCTTCCTAAACTGCTCGTCTATTTGGTTAAAATACAGACGTAGCGCATCATTTAGCTTCATAGCTTCTTCCCGACTGTACTCTGCCCTTGGTAGTGGTAACGCAGGAGCGCGAAATAGCACGTCATAATCTGTTAAATCTACACTCATTAGCGTCTCCCATCAGGTCGCATGTCCAACCTAGGAGAGCCAAGCTGCCATTGTACTCCTGTGGCGTTGGATTGTATCTTTAAATTAAGCTGTCGTCCTCTAACACGTACGTCAAGTTGACTGGTAAACGCTTCTACGGGGGTCGTAGCAGAACGTGTTACTGTACCACTACTATTTCCACCTTCCGACGGGGTAGACTTGATACCCGACCCAGAGTTCGTTAGCGGGTCTAATGTCAACGTGACAGACGGATTATCTATGGTAGAGCCATCAAAAGTCACATCAGGCATGATTCTGTTTACTAAGAACAACCTATGTCCATCATCAAGATCGAAGTCCGCAGACGTTATAAACGCAGTTATCGCTGCAGGTGTGCCTGTCTCGTTATCATCTAGCCCCTGCTCATGCTCTACTAATTTACCTGATGTAGTCGCTGCAAGTGGATTATCTCTTGCCCCTGAATCTACCCACGCTGTGCGTGTTAAGTTGCCAAAATACCACACATCTTCAGAATAATTATATATTATATATCTATTCGGCACATCTGACCCTGTTGCACAATAGAACCACCATATCTCGTTGAACGACTCGTTTGTACCTGCAAACACTTGCTCGTATTGGTTTTCGTTAAAATCGTTAAACACGTAACGACGTAGGTCACACTTTAGTGTTTCTGTTCTACCATCATACTTATAGAACTTATCTGTACCCATCCAGTAAGCTATACCATTTGCGTACGCCACAGCGTTTTTAGAGGCTATGGATATGTTTTCACCAACAAGATTAGCCCCCCATACTATGGGCGCACCGACATACTGCAAGCTGTATAACGCAGCGTCTGTCCAAATTAACACGGATTGTCGTGAGTTTGCCCCTGTGATAATCTTTGAGCCTTGAGATAGGCGTAAGCTACCTGCTTGATTTGTAGCCGCAGGTGTCCAGTCCACCAGACTTTCTTGGTCAGACCATCTAATCAACAAAGGATCTAGATCGGAGCTTCCAAATGCGTTAACACCCAAGCAAAAAACAAAACGACTCACATCAGACACGACTATGTTGTTATGCGCGGTAGGAACTCCTGATGCACCTGCCAAGCTGGACACAAGCACACCGCGTGTAGTTTTGCCATTGGTAACATCCCATGTGTATAACTTGCCACCATCAAACCCTAAAACTAAATCCTCACCAAAGTTTTGTTGATGCCATAAACGAATACCGAATGTGGTTGTACCTGATTGATTCCAAGCTGTACCTGCTTCGTTCCAAGCCCCTGCACCCCAACCTGTTAATGCGGCTTGCCCTTCTTTTCCTATGTTTTCTTGATATTGTGCTGTTTGACCTGAACCAGTGTAATCAGTGTTAGCCGCACCTGTAGAAGTAGCTGAAGCTGTAAACGTGTATACATTTGCTGACGTAACAGCCGTTATTTCATGCTCCGTATTAAGCACGTCTGCTGTTATCCCACCTCCTAACGTGGTAAACCCTGCGAAAGTTACAAAATCTCCTATTTCTGCTCCGTGTCCAGTATCGGTTACTGTTATAGTTGTTGACCCGTCAGTTCTGGCAAGATTAATTGTACTAACACTAGCTGTTGTAGTTTTACGCACGGGGGTAATGTCGTAATATCTGCCCCCCTCCTCTATGTAAAACTTCTTGTGTGTGCCAATACCTACCAAAGGTATGCTACCAAGCGTTGTCCATGCACGTATGGAACGAGCTTTTCCGTCAAACGTGTTATCAGATATACGTGTCCACCCACCTATCTTCTCAGGACTACCCTGCCTGAACCGTATCTTATCACAGTCAAACCATCCACCCTCATTGGTGTATCGAGTACGTTCTCTATTGACTCCAGGTTTAAATGTTATCTTCTTTAGAGGCATTACATCAGCTCAAAATGTGGTCCATCTATAAACGGGCGACGACCCTGAGAACGACGTAAGTCTATATAGGCATTCATAGCTTCTTCTGATGTACCTTCCCAGTCACGAAAATCATCTATATGCCATGCCGCGCCCCACCTAATTTTAACGCCTTCTCGCACAGCTGCTTCTTTCATTGCATCGGCTATGTCATCGTACAGGTTCAACTCCCAGCTCGCCCGTCCAGAAACATACGCCATTAAGTCGACGGCATCTCCTGTAAGGTGTTTAGACTTCATCGTCTGCGATGCCCCACGGGCTACGAGGTCAGCCTGTTCTGCCTCGGTACGGAGACCACAGATCACTCCGAAGTCGACGTTACTCACTGTGATGGCATGCGTAACAACTGAGTGCATTTCTGCTTTTACTCCATCTAATCGTCCTAAACTTCTCTGTGATAATTTAAACGCCATCATTTCCTCCTTAATTTAGTAAATGATCGTAACCCAAAGCTAGCAGCAATACTTGCATACATGCCGTATGTCACCCACTCAGGACATTTCTCAAGGTTCTCAAAGCCTTTTGCCATATACTCTTGTATACCCCACAGAGGTATAAAGTTAGCAATAAGTATGGCTACAAACACAATAGTCCACAGCTCGTCTTTCCACGAGTTTTTAGACGCATCCATCGCGATTGTTTCCCAATTTGCTGTACCTTCTGCTATCTTCTGCTCTTTCATAGCTTTTGCCTTCTGAATCTCTGCTTTTGAGTCTAGAAAGCTAGTGCCTAACCCAACTATAGAACTAAGGATCTGACTTATCATTACCCCCTCCTTTTGATTCTTTGTTTATGAATACGGCAAAACTCCCTGTCATCGCTCCTGTTACAACCGATATCAGAGATGCCATCTGTGTGCTGAGTTCTGGTTGTGCTAACGCATACTCTATGCACCGTATATATACAAGAGTCATAACAATCATCATGAATCTAGGAACTATTTGCCATCTGTTAAGTGTTTCTGGTGTCATTTTTTAAAACTATCATTTAGTGAATCCACTACGCTGTCTATATTAGGCTCTTGCCCCCCTGGGTCGTACCGACATTGGAACTCTACGGGGCATTCACCTTCTACAACCAGAGTATATGTATCATTTGCGCCTTTGTATAGGCAAACTTGTTGCCCGTTTCTTGCCTTTCTTCTTTTATATCGTCTACATGTCACGTATTTCGGGTCCTCTCTAACCCCTTTGCGTATCTCTTGTTCCCATGTCCAGTCGCTAAATTTTTTAAGAAAACACGTAAAACACTGCTTTATGTTCTCTGATTTAGCTAAATATATCGTATCTCCTTCTACACATAACCATTCAAACGTTTCTTGACCGCCCTGTTTGCGTACACAGTTAGCCGAACCAGCCCCTGTCGAGTCCCATAAGGGAGTAGACAAAGAGACCAAGAACAGCCAAGCCAACAGCAAGCACAATAGTGAGTACCACAACACCGATAACCTTTTCCCTAAATATCTTTTTATCATAAATTTCCTGCTGCCTACGCTTGCGTATTTGCCCTTCCATTCTTAGCAGTTCGTCCCATGCCGCTGTTCCGTGAGTAAACTTAATAAACTGTTGTAGCTCGTATCGTTGCTCTTCTAGTCTCTTTTTTGCCGTGAACGCTTCGATTGCCTCTTGTTCTATACTACCACCGCTAAACACTTTACGAAACATGGTTGGATTCTTAGCAGATTTATGCGCTGCATCCACGTCACTAACAGCACCCATCCAACGCGATAGATCCTGTGACATGCTTTCAAGGTCACGTCCTGCCTGAAAGGCTCTCTTTATGCCATTAAATGCCGTGCTGGCTGTAGCTACAGCAGCGGATATAGTGACGGGATCAAACATTTATATAATTCCACTGAAGATGACTCCTAATGTTGCTGTGGTGTATATACCAAATGCCCATATAACAAGGTGTTCTAAACGTCTGACCCTTGATTCTACGGCCCGCATCTGTTGCTGTAAAACAGCTAACTGAGTTAGTATTGTTGTAATATCTGCTTTTGTCATGGTCAACCTGGTCTTAGTTCTATTCCTACTCCTGTAAAAGTAGAACCAGATATTGATCCCCCTACAGGCAATATAAATACAAATGGGTCATTAGTACCACTGTCGCCATCTGCCATATCAATAGTGCCAGTCCCACCGCTACCATTGTTAACAGAAAATGTAAAACTACCTCCACCCGCTGCACTTCTTCCCGTTATAAAGACGGGGTAAGACCTGCTGTTTGTAAAACTTGTCGTGCTGCCGATTGAAAAAACAGCAGAGGAAGTGGACATCCAACTATTTTTCATGGCTAACGTACCAGAACTTGTTATCGTACCACCTGTCAAGCCGTTGCCTGTAGCTACACTTGTAACAGTCCCACTTGTAGCCCCTGCAGTCGTATATGTTTTCACAGCACTGGCAGGTATGGTCTTCATTGTTCCACCATCGTTAACAATTATGCCATCTGAGTCTGCTACGGTTATGGAGCTACCGACTGATGTGTCTCCGTCTAACAGGTTTAGTTCCCCAGCGGTTACAGTTGCGGTGTCTAGTATATTTAACTCAGCAGCGGTGGACGTTACAGCCGTGCCATTTATAGCAAACTTGTCTGTAACCACGTTAAACGTGCCATTGTCTTCTATCCTAGCGACTTCTGTCCCATCTCTTTGTTGAAATATTATATCTTTGGCATCGGCAACAGGTCTAATAATTACGTCACTTGATGAGTTAGTAATTCTTAGTATCTCTGTACCACCGACAGAAAATTTAAAATCTCCCCCACCTGCGTCTAAGTCAATATCACCTGCTACATCCACTGTAAGATCGCCAGAACTCAGGTCTATCTCTGTACCATCAATCGTTATGTCATCTGCCTTCAAGCCGCCATTCGCTGTTACAGTAGTAAAAACTCCTGCTCCACCTGTGTTTACATTAGGAAACAACGCGGTTAAATCTGTTACTGCCGCTGTTGACCCCGCTCCGTCAGCAAAAATGATCGCACCTGCACCTGCGGCTACACTAACGTCACTACCTGACCCTTGAGTGAAAGTGGCTATTTGACTCGTACCGTTCTTAACAAAGTATAATTTTTGAGCATCATTTGGGGATATCGTTATAGTGTTTGTGCCTGAAGGTGATCCTCCTAGAACCAAGACTTTTGACATACCATCAGAAACTGCGCCATCGCTGGTTGTGAGTGTGTGCGTAGTGCCTGAAAGTGTTATATCGATAACACCATTAGTTAGTTTATCTATAATATCGAAGTTTGTATTTGTGGTATCCCCCCATGTACCAGACTGTTCGCCTGAACCGATCTTCTCAATACCACCATTAGTTGTATACGTAGATACCATGTTTCACCTCTATATTTCTGTCCACGTTTGTGAAGCTCCTGTTGATATTTCTGTCCACGTCTGTGACGCTCCTGTGGTTATATTTGTATACTCAGTTGTTACGCCAGTAATAATTTCTCCCCATATTAATACATTACCCTGTGAAAGTGTAGTAGAAAATCCAGTTACACTTAGAACTGCTGATCCTGCAACTGTTATGTTTCCTAGAGCTGACGTTCCTGCAACACCTGTTACACTGACAGCCCCCTCAGATTCGATTGTAACTCCGTTTATAGCTGTGGTTCCACTTACCCCTGATAAGAATAATGTAACCCCTGGCTGTTCAGCAATCGCTGTTTCTGATATGGCATTAAAGCCAAGCATTAGTCAGCGTCCTTGATTGTCAGTGTGCCTTCCTTTACTTGTTTTAGTATCTCTGCGTAGTGTCTGTTGTCAGGGTCTAGTGGTACAGATGATTTTTCTCCATCTATAGTGCAATTAACAGCACAAATTTCGTTTTTTATTGGACTTTTCATATATTGAGCATCTGTTATTTTCATGTTTTACCTATAGTTCAGCACTTAATCTTACATAACCTCTACCTGCATCTGACGCATTTGTGCCTATCAGAGCGTAAGGTTTCCCTGCTGTAAGACCACTTGAAACGTCTGCATATGAGAATATACCTTTTGATGAAGCAGCACTATCTAGCGTATAGCTACTTAGCCCATAACCTGCAACGCCTGGATGGTCTACTTGAATATTTGCATGCGTTAATGTTGGAATAGCTCTCATTTGACCAGGAGTATACAAAAACCAACATCGTGTTGTTGAGGCGGCTATGCCTGAACCCACAATAGTCTCATAGTTCTTCTCCCCACCATATGCAATAAGATATCTTCTACATTTTTCTTCTGTAATTTTTATATTTTCATGTTCAAATTCTGTTGGGTTCTGCCCTACCTCTAACTGAACACCTGTAAGAAAGAAAGTTCTGTCTGTGCTGTCAAAAAATGAGGATATACCTGCAGCTCTATCAGGTCCATTATTTGCTGCAAAACCACTTGAGTTAAGTGTGCCACTTGTGAATGAAGCTCCTGCGTGTAACCAAAAATTAAGACTTAGACTATGAGCGTTATCGTTATCAAAAGCACCTGTAGTATCAGCAGGAAATGTAAGCTCTACTCGTGTCCAATCTGTTGTTACATTAAATGTCTTAGAGCATTGTCTTGAGTTGTCTTGGTCAAATAATTCACATACATAAGTCGCACTAGCATTACCTTTTACATAAAAAGAAACAGCAAAAGGTTTGGCATCTGATGTGCCTTTTTTAAATGTCTGTAAGTTTTGACCCTCTATTCTTTGTTCAATTTTAAGAATCTCACCTGATGCTATAGATGTATCAGCAGTTGTGCAATCTAATTTAAGACTATTACCAAATCCTGAAGGAGCATCATTTATGTCTTGTGTCATTGTTAAACGTCCTGCTGTGGTTGCTCCACTATCAAGATGCCATCTGTCACAGGTAAAATACCCATCTGAAGCACCTACTCCTGTAGCTGTGGTTGCATATTTACTGACGTTCATTGCACCATTGATGATGACATTCCTATTAACCCCACCACCCCCTGCGTTGATGTTGCCTATAAGGTTTGCTAAATCTGCCGCTTTGCTCATTTTAACTTGCTTGTTCTTTTAGCTTTGCTAGATGATCAGCATATGCTTTCTTCACTGCATCTGTATGAAACTGTGCCACCATTGCTTTTACATCTGCACTTTCATTTGTGCTGTCGCTGTCTGGTGCTACAACATGGCGATGAAAAGAACGTGATATTTCTACACCATCTTCTTTTATTACCGTTGCTGTTCGCACTTGTATGTGCTTGAAGTCACCTACGACTTCTATTTTATCTTGCACTATTTCTTTTGTTATCGCCATTATTTATCTCCCATTAAGTTGTAACATAAGTAAAACACACTGAACCTTCAAAGTTTGCAACAGAATCTTTGTCTATAGCTGTGAATCCAGTATCAGTTGTGCTGTGTTGCATGTATAAAAGAGCATTACTTGTTCCCCCTTGAGGATTTGCAAAACCTCCCATGTTAGCATCATTCGCACTAACCCCTCTTAGTAAGATAGGATAGTGAAAAGATTGAAGTCCTCCACTTGGGTTAGTATTAGTGAAAGCAAAAGGAAAACCTCCAATTTGTATATTACCACTTGGACTACTTTCACCCTGTGTTTCAAATCTTAATGCAACTGTAACTGTGTTACCAATCTTTCTATAATATCCAGTTGCATAGCCACTCCTTACAGTATAAGACCCAGAGGTGGTACATGGAAAACTTACTGTCCATATACCCTCTTCATAGTCTGCAAATAATTCATTAGACATACTTGCACCTGATACACTAGCATTGCCTGTGCTTCCAAAATCAATACCGTGACCATCAGCAAATGTCACGTTACCATCTGTAAGCGTCAGACCATTTGCTATAGTAAGTGATGTACTAGATAGTGTCAGTCCCTCTGCACCACTTGTTCTGATTTTACTTCGTGTCATCTAGTTCTCCTAATCTGCTTCATATATTACTGTAAATGCCAAAGTTCCATCAGTCCAATTTGAGTAACTATAGTAACCTTGTTGATAGTCATTTGCGTAAACTTGGGGATTACCTCCGTATACACCCATAAAGCCTGTATTCAGAAAAGTAGAATTGGTTATAACAGTATTCATCCCTATGGAGCCACCTTGCACAAGTGAAGCTCCTACACTTTTAGTTGGCGTAAAACTTAAACCTATATATGGGTTGCCACTTCCCCCACTTACTCCTGAAAGAACTACTTTAATATGCTCAACTATTTGTCTACCCACTTTAGTGTAGTATCCTGTTACTGTGTTAGTTGATGCTGTTACTCCAGTTACTGAACCTGATGACCTATCTCCCTCTTCGTAGTCGTGGAGTTCATTTGCAGCCCCAGTTCCACCTAAAAAAACACCACTTGACAAATATAAATCTTTAAATCTAAGACTTGAAGTTCCTAAGTTATGTGAATCATCTGTTTGTGGATAAAACTGTGTGCCATCTGTATTTAATTCTACAGTGCCACCAACTGCGAAAGATAAATTTGAACCAGTAGAGTTAACAGTTAACTTGCCACTGTTTTGTGTAAGAGTTCCAACGTCAGTCCCTGCAATTTTAATATCAATCTGGTCATCAGTATCAGCCGTAATAGATGTATCTCCATCAGCGTCAAGCACTAACTCTTGACCATTTAAGTCTAAAGCACCTGACATTGTTGCACCTGTGGTTAAGGCATAGCGTGAGTCACTATCTGTTCTATTGTAAAAATTACCAACAGAGAACACATCATACACTATTATCTCTATGACATCACTTACAGATGCACCTGTAGTCAACACAACAGATGTGCCTGATGTAGCTGTGTAGTCTGTGCCACCACCTTTTAAGAGGACTCCGTTCTGAAAACAATCTAAGAAGTTATTATCTGTATAGGTCAATGTGAGATTGCCTAAGTCAGTACCACTAAATGTAGTTTGCCCTGCAGTCGCTGTGTACTGATAGCGTTGTCTAACCCCTGCTGATGGGCTTTTTCCTATATACGGCATTACTAACTCTCTTTCTCTGGTTCAAGAATAACTTTACCATCACTGTCAGTCCAATCTGTACCACTATCTTTCATATGTGGGTCATGTCTTTCACCAATAACCATCCAAGATATTGTATCTGTGCAAGAGTTATCTTGTGCTGTAATTGTTAGTATGTTACCAGATATACTTCCCTTTATTGCTGTCCAACCTGTTTCATTTGTTGTAAAACATTGGGTCTCTCTATTCAAAGCAACAAAAGTTCCCTCCGTCATTCCAGTCGCTGTATCTACATTTACAGTGGCTGTCCCTGATGACAAAGTTACTTTACCTCTATAAATTAAATCTGCTTGTGGTCCTTCTATAAATGAGTGTACTAGATAGTGTGTATCTTTTTTAGACTCAAGAGGATGGTCAATCTTAAAAGAGCCAGATGTTTTTGCTAAAGCTCCTGCAGCACTTATCTGTGCTGTTGGTACACCAGAACTAGTACTATATATTCTAAGTGCAGATGAACCACCAGTAATTAATATTCCACCTTCTCCGTTTACAATTATAACCCCATTTGACCCTGAACCTGGATTAGCACTTCCCTGACTACCAGTTCTAAATGTTCCTGCATCAGACATATCAAAAAATGCAGCATCTACACCAGAACCACCGTCATTACCTCTAAAAACTATGTCACCATCTTGAACACCTGCAACAATTTTAAAATTGTTACCATCTTTAAAAAATTGACCATAAGTTGTGCCACCATCTTTTAGTAAAATGTCTGTACTATCAGCATCAAGAATAATATTACCTGCTACATCAAGTGTTAAATCACCTGACACATTCTCTATCTCATTAGCCTTTATACGTAGACTATCTGACCCTGCTATTTTTATGTCAATCTGGTCATCAGTATCAGCCGTAATGGACGTATCCCCATCAGCATCAAGGATTAACTCTTTACCATTCATATCCAAAGAGTTTGGCATCTCAAGATTAGCGTTAGCTATTTGTCCTGACACAATACTTCCATCAGGTGCTGTCACTGTTTGTTGTGCAGAACCCATATACACAAGATAGCATGAGTCACCACTTGCTACGGCTTCAGAGAATGTAATTGTCGTACCAGACGCTGTATAAGACTTACCAGAGCCTTCTTCTTGTTTTACGTTGTTTATATACACGAGTATCTCTTTGCCGTTTGCTACAGCTCTATCAAGCGTATAGCCTGTGCTTCCGTCACCTGTTATGGTTTGTGTAGCAAAGGCTTGGAACTGTGTAGCTAGGTCATTTCCAATATACGGCATTATTACTCCTATGTACTAATTGCGTCCACAACAGATACCCACACATCTGCGGAACTAGCGGTGTCACTCTTAACCTTGAGTGCGTCACCACTTTGCATCACTATCTTCGCACCACCATCTAAGACCTGCAAAGAAGAGCCTACAGGTATGGGGGCATCTTTAACTAGATGATGATCAACAGAACTTACGGTGATGTAAACCTCAACATTTATCTGAGAGGTTGTTACGTTAGATATCATTATACCAACTATAGCGTCATCTGAGTCTGCTGTTCGTAAAGTCGTTTCTCCTGTGCCTACACCGTTAGCTATGTTTCGTTCAAAGTCCTGTGCCATATATTCTCCTTTACAATGCTATCGCCATTGCTGTGGCAAAACCTTTAGTGGCTGCTCCTATATCGTCAGCAACCTCTGATGCACTCCTGCCTTCAACACTTGTTCCATCAACCCGTAAAAAATCATTATCGACAACACCACTTGTTGCTACCAAAACATTTCCATTTGATATACCTGTTGATAGTGTTGCTGTTGATGTAATCGACGCACCATTTAACGTCATGGTATCAGCTTCCATGTTGCCATTAATATCTACATCATTTTCAATATCTAAAGAATCTGCTATTAGTTGGTCTACTTGCAAGGATTCGTGATTAGAGCCTAGCTTCAACTCAAACTTGGGGCCTGTTGTGTTGTAAGAAAAAGTGGCATCATCTCCACTACCACCTTCTATCGTTATTCCTGCTCCGTTTACCACAGCACTTCCGCTGTTGTTGCTGTCTAACACAAGGTTATGATCGTCTAAAGTTACTGTCGTGCTGTTAACTGTTGTAGTTGTGCCACTAACTGTTAGATTACCTGCTAATGTTACATTTGCTCCACTAAACGTCATGGCTGTCGTGGGGGTTGAACCTGACTTTATAACAAGCTCACCACTGCTATTTGTTAAGCTACCAAATGTAGTGCCATCGTCTTTAAGAGTTACATCGGCTCCACCTGCATCTAGGTTTATGTCTCCTGCTGAATCTAATGTAATCGTTGATCCAGTTACTGTTTCTATGACAGGACTTGTTAGGGTTTTGTTTGTAAGTGTTTGTGATATATTAACAGCCACCAAGTCTTGAGAGCCAGTATCACCACTGTCTGGTAATAACAATGTATTACTTGCGGCTTGGTCGTGATCCTGACTTTTCAAAGTTTGACCATGAGTGTTTTGTTGACAATTTAAAACTATGGCTCCTGGATTTGTACCTCCTTTAACCACCACTCTACCTGTTCCATCTGGAGCTAACTCTAGGTCTGCATTTGAAGTAGTAACAATATCGTTACCATTCATGTCTAAATTACCACCCAACTGAGGTGTCGAGTCTGTTGATACATTCAACGCTGTTAAGCTTGCACCGCTACCACTAAAAGCTGTAGCTGTTACTGTGCCTCCAATGGATACATTGTTGCTACCATCTTCCATGACAATCTTGTCCGCGATAGCTGTTATAAAGACTTCTTTAGTCCCCACACCAAGATTGACAGCACTATTGCTATTTGAACTTGCTATGACAGATCGTGATAACGTGTTACCTGAAGAATTGTATGTACCTAGACCAACCTCAAACGCCCCATTTGTATTATCTACTATGGCGTAATACGTAGTATCACTGTTGCTAAGATTTGCGGAAAATGTTTCAAAATTTGTTATCGCCCCACCAAGAGCTATATTACCTGTGCCTGTTGTTATAGTTGATTCTTTTACTCTATCTGCAAGTTTAAATGCCATTATGCTATCCTTATCAGTGCGTTACTCGCGTCGTTAGTTGGAAAGTTTATTGTAAACGCCCCACTTGATGCAGATTTATCTGTTCCAAAATCCAAGACACATACTGCTTTATCACTATTTGTATCATTATATATCAACGCTCCTCTTGCAGTCAAAGTAACCCCAGAGAATGTTAAAGGGCTAAACTGCGTTGTGGCTGTCGAGGTAGATTTTAATGAAGGATCAACATTAGTTAATTCGCCACCTCCTGCTGTATAACCACTGGAAGACACTTCATTAGAAGCCGAACTACTGTAGGCTGTGACTGTAGCATCCATAGTGCTGCTAGTTCCTCCTAAACTGTCGTTACCCGCCTGAGAGTTTGTATACATAGCAAGCTTAAAAGTATTTCCTCCAGTAGCTTTAAAGTTATGTACACCTTCTAGTAACTCTTGCTTGAATGAATTACATAATGCGTTGCCTGAAAAAGCCATTATATTCTCCTTATGTGTTCTGCAAGTTTATCGTATCCTGCGTCTTTTATTGCATTGTATATTGTTATTCTATCATGCTGTATAGCTTGTTTCATATACTCTAGTATGACACGCTCTAAATGACCACGGAATGCTTGCGCCTGATCTCTTATAGCAGGTGGTGCTGTGTCACTTACGGATATAATTTTATCTAAACATAGGGATGTTACTTCTTCGGGAGTCAGACCTCTATTATCGGTAGTTATGACATTCACATTAAAGTTTTCTCCCATTTGTATCGCGTTTGTTAACATTAACTAACCTCTACCTTATACGTTCCAGATCTGTAGTTATCTGTAACATTTCTACCCTCATATGCGTTTTTAAGCAACGTAATTGATTGGAGGTACAATTTCTCGTAGTTCTGTATAACATCTGGCTCTTGTTTTTGAAACCGCACAGCTTCTATCAACGCTCCATTTAACAAGGCTGAATCAAAATCATCACCCAAGAAAGTGTTAGTAGCTGTAACGATAGATGTCGGATAGTGACCATAATAAAGTTCTACGTTGTACGCGGCATCAGGTGTAGGTCCTAATATAAAAAACCCATCTGACCATTGTGAATAATGCTTTGGTGTGCCTGTTGTGCTAGGGTTTGGGTACGCCTCACGCATAAAATTAACATCTTTATATAGTAGATAAGAGTATGTGTTACCTGATGTGGTGTATATAGCCATGCTGTACGCATAAAGAAAGTCTGTAGGTAAAGCTAAATATTTGTTGCTTGATGTAGTCGTGGCAGACACATTCTTACGTAACGCAGGTATCTGAACAGTATTATATATTTTTTGTTCAGCTTGTTGTATGAACATGTTTACCTGTGCGTCTGTAAACGTCGTTTCACATATATCCGCTATGTTTGTTTTTAAGTCTGTATAATTCATGTTGTCACCGTTACCGATCCTACACCACTAATCATTTTTAAACTACTACTCTTACTTAGTCCATAGTTGTTCTGCCCATCACCAACAGGATTCCAACCCCACGCATAGTTTCTGCTTTGTTCGTACCCTGCAAAATCAGGACGTGGATCACGTATCGCCTGGGGGTCACGCACAGGATATAACCCTTGTTTGTTTTGTGGATGGTCAGGACTAAAGCATTGTGGGCATGCTTTGATGTTTGTATCTCTGCCTCTGGTAATTATGTTTCGTAACTCACGTAGTTTAAAACGAAACCCGCAAATGTCACATTCAGCTATTGCCTTTCTGCTGGATGCAAATGCCACTAGATCCTCCCTACTCGTGGGACAAAACGCTCAGATACTTTCTCTCTGTCTTCACCAGCAGCGAGATTATATTGTTCGTCGTAGTCAGCTTTTAACATCTGTACCCTGCCCGATAGTTCAGGTGTTTTCATAGCTATATTATATGCCAACCCTGCCACTAGACAAGGTAAGAATCTGAAGTTCATGTCTGCTGTTTCTATACCATTTCCTGCGTCTTCTATACGTCGTAGTCGCCAGTATACAAAGCTATAGGACTTGTCAGGTACGGGCCATAGGTTTATCCGTGGTGCATCACGTAGTCTTTCAACCCACACTTGAATAGGTCTACCGCGTATTAACTTGTTAGGGATAGACGCGAAGGTAGTCACACCAATACGACTTATGGTGAGATCAGATTGTGTAGATCCTCCGTCACCATACTGACCTCCAGAACCACTGTCACCCGTTCGTATAACTTGATCTAATAGATCTATAGTGTCTGCAGCAAGTGTGTATTGTGCCGTGCCTGCGGTCACAGCTTGTATTGCGCTATCTATTGTCCAAAGATTTAAGCCTCTGTTTTGCCATTCTATAGTCAACAAGTTCATGGATCTACGGGCAGTTCTTAGGTCATACCCAGAACGCATTTCACGACCTGCACGTTCCCACGCTTCTTCAGCGATCTCCGTGAAGTCCATGTTGAATGCTGTAGTACCCGATGTCGCCATAATTAATCCTCGTCAGCAAAATAAGCGTCTACTTCTTTTAACAACTCACCTTTTGATTTACGTCTATCTAACTCTACACCATGCTCACGCATCATGGCTTCTAATTCTAGCTTTGTCATGGACTTGTAATTGGGAGAGTCATCAGATACTGTCGTGCCTCCCATAGACTTTAGTCTTGCTTCAGCCTCTTCTTTTGTCATCGGGTCAAACACAACAGTGGTGTGTGTCCCGTCGCTATTCTTTTCTGCTATTTGGTACACAGGTTCTCCTGTTGCAAACGTACCGTTCTGTATAAGTTCCATACTGCCTCCTATATATACTGTGTCTTCTTTCTTCTGTTTGCCATTACAGCACCGCAACCTCGTGCAATGCTTCGTTTACGTCGAGCAAGCCCACCGCCTTTTAGTTTGATAGGTCCACCTTTTTTCTTCTTGTCTTTTGCTAAGTCAGGTCGACCTTGCTGTATAAAAAACTGTTGTAAGCTTATGGTGTTTTGAAGCGCATCATCGTCAAAGTATTTCTCTCTTAATCTTTTTTCTTCTTCATCCATGTCTTCTCCTCCTTGCAAGTCCGCCCGTTCGTAGTTTTACTGTAGCAGGTTTAGTATTTTTTACTACAGTTTTCCCTTTTGCGCCTTCTCGTTTCTTTTTCTTGGCTGTGGTGGCTCGTTGGCTCTGGGACAGACTCCTAGCCTTTGCGGCAGGTAAGCATCTGTCAGGATTCTTTTTATCCTTAGATGTACCGCAAGGACCTTTGATCTTTCCGTCTGTCCCTATACGAACCCACTTCTGATCTAACCACTTCTTAAGTTCACCCATTACTTCTTCTTTTTCTTTTTACCTTTTGCACCCTTTGCGTAGTTAGGGTCTTTACAGTATTTAGAAGCCGCAAGGTTGGCGTACGCTGAAGGGTATGTATCGAAGGTACGTTTTGCCCACGCCTTACCAGCAGGACAAATCTTACCTCCTTTTTTGTAATACCTACGTAACGCCATGCCTTACCTCATTTTTGCTGGTCTTACACCTTTTCGTGCTATACCTGCGCCTCTTACCTTGGCTTTAGCCTTCTTCTTACCGCCTTTAGCACCACCTTTGACCATCTTGCCTTTAGCCATCATCTTCTTGACCATTTTACCGCCAGCCATTTTCTTGATAGCTCCACCTTTAGCATTACCTTGAGTTTGCTTCTTATCTTGTGAAGCTTCCTTCATAGATTCTGTTTTATTACCATCTTTATCAATATCTAAAAAGTCAGGCTTCGCTGCGCCTCCTCCAGACATCTTCTTGATTGTCTTGCCCATAGCATAACCTTTTTTGGTTTTACCACCAGCCATCATCTTCTTAACCATTTTACCGCCAGCCATCATCTTCTTTTTGACTCCTTTGCCGCCAGCCATCATCTTCTTCTTCATCTTAGCCATCTTCTTGCTCCTCTTTGTATAGATTGTTAAAAACACGTTGGGTGTCCCAAACGTATTCGTGATTCTGTTTAGAATGAAAAGTATGTTGATTCGGTCTGAAGTCTGGTGCGCCTTCTCCAGTCTCAAACCACGCAGGGTGTGTGACACGAACCCGATTGTTAGGCAACGCTACTATGTTGCCTGTATACTCTCCTGCATCTAACAGTTCAAGAACATGACTCTGTTTGTGTTGGGCAGGATCGTCCGCTACTTCACTGTTTGTATAGTCCACAGTAAAATAGTATTTCGCAGGATAGAACTCTCCGTCTACCTTGGCTATCCAAGGGGCAGGTGTGGCTCTATTCAATACATAAACTGAGTGGTCGTGAGACATACAATCCCACGGCTGTGTTACATAAGTCGGCATCTCTGTGGGCCACTCTTCGTAACTGGTATCAGCAACCAACGCTGTTATAGGCATCCTAGCCCACATGGCTCCACCATGCACGTTTGGTTCATCTGTGTCATCTGTCTCACATCCAGTAAATATTACTTGGAAACTTAGACACCTATTCGGCATTGT